TGGTCATTGGTGGTCTTGGAGGTAATTCAGGCGGTGGAGCCGGTGCTTACCTTGAGATAGCAAACAATCTCTCCGACCTGGCTAGTGCTGCGTCGGCAAGGACGAACCTTGGCTTCTCCACACTGACGGATTATGTTACCCTTACCGGTACCCAAACGCTTACCAATAAGACGCTCACATCTCCAGCGGTAACCTCACTAACAGGTACTGGTACCACAACAATCACTGGTACCACTGCAATCAATCCAACGGGAGTGTCTTCATTTACCGTGGGTAGCAGCGCAGGTTCCACACCTATTGACTTCATCAGCAGACAGTCACCGACATCAACTGTTTATACTACGAGTACGAATGCGGTTATTGAAGACTTCGCATTGTACACCAAGAGCACTTCAGGTACCCCTGCTGTGGGTTATGGTGGTAAGCTGAACTTCTACGCTGATTCCAACGGCAATACGAATCGTAATCTTGGGTACCTTGGTCTTGCTTGGAGTACTGCTACTGATGCTTCGAGAACTGCCTATGCAGAGTTTCGTTTAGTCAACAATGCTTCACTGATTCAAACAGTGTCCATCGTACCCGGTGGTCTCAATATTTTTGGTACCACAAGTGGTGTTGTGAGTGTTAGAACGGCAGCAGCAGCAGGTACGTGGACACTGACTTTACCAAATAACGACGGCAATGCCAATGAGTACTTACAGACGAACGGAAGCGGCACTGTTACTTGGGCTGCCGTTACTGATGCTTTGCTTTCCACGTCCGATATTACAACAAACGATGTAAGTACGAGTAAACATGGATTCGCACCTAAAGCACCGAACGATGCTACGAAGTATCTTGATGGTACCGGAGCATGGTCAGTACCTGCGGGTGGTGGGGGTGGTGGGGGCGCCACAATAGAACTTATCGTCGGTGGAGATACTACGGATTCGGCGGGAGGTAGTGCTTCGAGAAAGATTGCAGTTGGCTCTACCCATATCGTCATCATAGCTGGAAATAGCAACGTACTCAGAAGTTCCGATGGAACTACTTGGTCGGCCGTTGCGCATAGTGCTTCTGCACATAGTATTGATGGTAATGTGAATACCGGAGTAATCGCAATCAACCAATCAACGTCGGCTACGGTTGTCCGTCGCTCAACTGATAATGGGGCGACTTGGGGAAATGCAACTGGTACCATAGCGCAAGTTGGCGGTGGCATAAAGTGCAACCCGGCGACTGGGGTTTGGATAGTATGGGATGGCACAGCTTCGAGTGCTGCTGCTATGCGATCCACTGATGATGCAGCAACATTTTCGGCGGTAACAATAAGTCATGCTTCGGTTATTAGGAACATTGTAAATAACGAAGCATCTGGCGGCAGTGCAATTTGGCTTGGAGTGATTAATGGTACAACTGTTCTCAAGTCAACTGACGACGGAGCTACGTGGAGTACTGGTACCGCTCTTTCATGGACGGCAGGTAGCAATATTAGTTATGGTAATGGATATTTTGTAGTTTGCCCAATCAGCACCACCTACCAGTACGCTTATTCAACGGACGGAACGTCGTGGACGTACAAGCCACTCCCGCTGCAAGTTACCAATGTTGGAATTTGGTATGCCGATGGGTATTGGTGGTATGTTCCGCAAGGAGCATCTGGTGCCGGCTTGGCGCGAACAACAGACATCACAGCTTCTATAGTTTCGTGGGAGTTCATTCCAACGGGGATTGGTGGCGGTGCTTTCAGCGGTGCAAATTGCTTGAAAGCGTTTAATGGATCTGTGTATGTTGGTCTTATTAATGGTGCTCTTTCTCAAACAGCTTTAAAAATCACAGCATGAAATACCTAACAGAACCTTTTGAGCTGGTACCTGTAGTTGCTTCCATCAGTGTGCCCGAGTTAATAGAAGTAGATAATTCTTGGTACGTCCAAGCGATCGCCTACAACGAAGCGGGACAGAACATCGGTACTTTGAAGCGATACGTACTCGATGTGATGGTACCTGACTTCCAAAACAATGCAGAGCTTCCTCTCATGCACTTATGCGATTCGAGAGGAATTATTGTAACTGGAACTACCGAGGAATAACATGGACACCGTTGCTATCGGGGCTGTATTGACAGCAATCATAGGTCTTGGCACTTGGTGGATAAAGTCATCGGTGACAAACCTAATCACAGGGCTTACCAATGCAGTCAATGAAAATACAAAAGCAATCAACTTGCTTACCACTGATTACAAGGTGCAGGACGAGAAGCTTGCTACTATTAATCACACGCTGACAAATCACGACAACGTGCATAAATTGCTTGATGCAAGCATAGATGAACTTGGCAAGGAAGTCAATGGAGTAAAAACTCAAGTAGGTATTCTGGTAGCCACGAGCGGAGGTAACAATGGACATTTCAAAGGTTGAACCGCTTAACCCGTTTAAAAAGCAAACATTCAAGGTACCAGAACAAACGGTACCTGAAAAAATAGAACTTAGCAAGGAACTGTTAAAAGAAGCTGAATTACCGTACCAAGAACTAACGGTCTTTGAAAAAGCTAGGCTTGTCGTTGGAATGGTACCATTTGTATATCAATATTTGAAAGGTAGATTTATGAAAGACTGGAAGACAACCTTGAGTGGTGCCCTTGGTGGTGTCGCCTACTTGCTTGGAGCATTTGGCTTCAGCGTGCCTCAGCCTGTGCTTGATGGCATTATCGTTACAGCATTATTCTTCATCGGCTTATTCAGCAAAGACTCCCCGAAAGCAGAGTAACATGAGCCTAAAAACCGATTACCTGAACGGAAGCACTGGCATTACCGACAAATGCATTGCTTCATTTGACCTAGGAGTGGCTTGGGTGGTAGCGAACATCTCTGCAATCAGCACAGCACTCAAAGCAAATGGAGCTGCCGGATTGCGTGAGTTCAAGATGAGCATTGCCACCACGGACAATCTTAGCAATATGATGGGTAACGGTGGTAGAAATGACATTGCAAATGCGTATATTGCAGGTATCCAAAAGGGATTTGCAGACGAAGACATCTACGATTACGAGCTTTCAATAGAGCTTACAGGCAGTGCATCATCTGCCTATGTTCAACTATCATTTATATTCTAATGCCAGACGGTGAAGAGACATTCGGTAAAGAGCTTTTATTCATGCCCGGAATAGGTGCTGCTGCCGGATTTGTTGGCGGACTGCTTAATAATGTCTTTGGTGGTACCTCAAGGGATAGACTGGAAGACCCGATTACTACTCGTGCATTAAAGCTCCATGAAGCGTCACGTCAAAAGCTCCTTGGAATTGACACGGAAGCAAACCGCCTCATGACAGACCAAAGCTTATCAATGCAGCAAGGTGCGGCAGTGCAGAATGCACTGAATGCAAGTCAGTCCAATTTAGCCAACCAAGGAGTAGGTGGAGATATTGCAGCTCCAATGACCAGTGCGATTGCAAACAGCACAGCGGCAGTTGGTGCAGCGGGGCAGTTTGCAGGAGCAAGAGCAGACAACAATCAAAGAGCACTCAGTGCAGACCTTGAGAAGTCTCGTCAGTTGGAGCAGAATGCAGTTAACTACGGTAACGAAGCAGAGCAAGTCAACCTCATTGAGAGCCAGAAAAAGAATGCCGGAGGCGCATTGCTTTCAGGACTCCAAGCTGCCGGTAGTATCGGTGGTATCTTTGGTCAACTTGACAAGATTATACGCCCTGAACAAAGCAAAATGAGTGTAAAAGGTTAAGATAATGCCAAGATATAATCAATCCACAATACAGCAAGGACAGGTAGCAGACCCTACAGCAGGGCTTGCTAATCTTGCACAGGAAGCAAAGAGTCAAGACGAGCTTAACAAGCAGCAACGGCAGCGGTATGCAGCCGTGCGTCAAGCTATTGCCGTTAAGGGACTGATGGGTAAAGTAGGAGTCAAATCTACTTCAGGTGGTAACATTGAAATCACCGGAGCAGAAGGCGGCATGTCTGACAGCGATGCCAAGAAAGCATACTATGGCATACGTCAAGAAGACGAAGGAATCAAAGGCGTAGGTAAGACTTCTTCTACGACAGTGGATGACTCTCTCATGAAGCAAGGACTTGCAAGACAGGCTGAAGCTGTTGCAGCAGACCAAGCTCAATCAGCTCCCGTTCAAGCAGCCCAAGCAGCAATGATTCAAGGAAAGATTCCTGACATCTCGGGTACCAAAAGCAGTCCTATAGATTTGGATAAAATCATTGGAGCTATTTGGGGAAGAGCTGACAAAGCACAACAAACAGCAGACGCAGCCGAAGCAGCAAGTGCTGCAAGTATAAGCCAAGCTACGTCACTGTCTCCGCAGATGATGCAACAAAAGAACATGCTTGGCACCGTGCTTCCATCAACTCCGGTAAAACCACCGATGGCACCGACGGATAGCAATCCTGCTGTAACTGCGCCAGATCCAAATGTAACCGGTACCGAAAAGCTACCGGAGATTCCAAAGCTAGACCCTGCAAAGGACAATCCTGACGGAGCGACCACAGGAGCTATCTTAAGCCACGGACCGTACAAGAGCGAGTTAGGTGCAGCTGTGTCGGTGAACGCAGCTAACGGAGTTGCAGCACAAGCAGCACCAACTACAGCGGCCGGTACCTCCAGCAGCACGAGCAAGAGTATTTCAGCAGGAGGAAGTGAATCCAAGGGGAGCACTATAGCTGTTGGATACAAAGGAGTGCATGCCGCTGAAGGTGGTAACGTTGGCGTTGCTACGACTGTCGAAAATAACGATGGGGGTACCATTGTTGATAATGTTCAAATGTCGAGACGCGACCTTATGGCAGCGCAGCTTGACGCTGACTCGCAGTCAAATGCTTGGGGAGGTCAAAAGACCTCTGTGTTTGATAATGCCATAGCTCAAAAGAACGCTATTAACCAAGCTGTCAATCAAGCTCTCCAATCTAGATTCAGTGGTACCAAACAAGAATACGTTGGAAGCTATAACACAGCTTACTCGGGTGCTTCGTATGATGGAAGTGCTTCTAAGAACATGGCACAGCAAAGTAATGTGTCCGTGCATTCTGGAGATAGAATAAGTGGAGGCGGAGGTGCGGCTAGCCCTATTAAGAGCTACATATTCGATACGCCCGGCGGTCATCAACAAGACATAAAAGTCAACGAAGAAACAGGTATGATTGAGGCGACAGAGAACAACACGGCGAATGTGCTCATCAACAATGAGGGTCTTCACAGAGAAATCACCAAAGGCGGAGGACGGTTAGGAAGTGCCCCAGTGCAATCCTATTTCGATGCTAAAATTGAATCGAACCAAGAAATGGTGAGGGGATGGAGAACTGAAATCAAGCAAGCATCCAAGCCTGAAGAGGATAAGATATACTTCTACGCTCCGGGAGATAAACCGGGCAATCCGATAGGGTGGGCGTACCGCAATAAGTCAGGTGAAGAAAGGAATGAGCTCGGACAGATAGTTTCTACTGTCGGAGGAGATGGTACAAATACAAAAGGGGAATATGGAGTTAAGTGGCGCAGACCTGTAAGTCTTGCCATAAGCAATTTATTTACAGGTACAACAGGACGTGCTTCAACGATAGGTGAAAGAGCAACCAAATAACAATAGGAGTATAAAATGGGTGAAGAAGAGCAAGTAGAAGATAACACACAGAATGAAATGCCAAAAGATGGCAAGGTTCTTAGACGGCTGCGCTCTAAAAATACAGCACGGTGGGGTTTGGGTGCTGACTCTAAAAAAAAAAGACCTACTTTGATGACGAGAATCTAGACTCCCAGTACAGAGACCTCCTCACCAAGCACAATGCTGCCAAAGATAAGTACCTCAACGATTTCACCAATGGAATATCGGGAGAGTACTTAAACCTGCCCGAAAAGTCACAAGAGAAAGACCCAACTACCGGCTTAGATAAGCAAGTATCCAGAGAAGGTGTGCAGAAAACCCTCCAAGGAGCTTATGAGCAATCCTTGAAGAAGGGTTACATCCGCGCTGACGACATTGATAAGCTCGATGCTGTCAAGTCAATGGATGAGAACACCGACATATTCGTATCTAAATGGAGTGCCAGTGGAGGAGTGAAGAGTAAGAAGCAACAGCTTGCAGAACTCCGCGACCTTGAGTGGCGCATTGACCAAATGAAGCAACACAAGGGCTACCGAGGCGAACCAAGAATTGACCACACAGAACAAACCCAACCGGTACCCAAAAAGCAAGTAACGCCAGCTCAAAGCCAAGGACAAGCTCCCGTTCCACAGCAACCTCCAATGGTACCAAAAGAGTTCGTACAGGATGATGTATTTGCTCAGAGCCCGGCAGGAGCAATGTATCCACCAAAGGTACCAGCAAGTCAAATACCTGACCAAAAGCAAGCTCCAACCGATGCTTTTGGTACCGCTATATCCAAGCCGCAATTATCCGTAGCCGACACCATCATCAGAGGTAGCGCAACGAAGACATCACCTGCCGATGCTACAAGCTCTATGGATTACATGGGGAGAACGAATAACAACCTTCCCGTGAAGCCCAAAGGTCAAAGCAGGCAGGAGTACTTCGACCAGTACATGCCTTCCATCATTGACAAGCAGAACAATCTCCAGAAGAAGCAGAAAGAGATTTCTGATCCAAACAGCAAAGCTGTGCGTGACTTCTATAGCTCGAACCCATCACCTGAAGCAGTTGCAGCATTTGAGAAGCAAAGAAAGTCAGCTCTGGAAGACGTTGGGAAGCAAGCTGCAGAGATTGATACCAGATTCGGTAATGATATATCGGAGTACAAGTTCCGTAAGAGAGCACAAGGCATCGCGCAGAACTCCTTTGGTATAGACCCCAAAGACCCGAACAATGTCATCATTGGCTCCCAGTTAGCAAACATATCTCAGCTTGACTCCAACTTCTACGCTACATTCCACGACATCGTAAAGAGAGAAAAGAAAGCAGGGAAGATAGAGCAGCATCTTACAGACCAAGAAGTCCTCGATGGAATCCTTGGGTCTGCTTTGCCGTTGCGTACCTTGTTTGCGGGTACCAAGTATCAGGAGTTGCGCAATAAGTACGAGGGTTTCTTTGATGCCTATGAGGGTACCAGAGATAAATTGAATATTTTGGACAATGAGTACCGTAGAAGTGGCGGATATAAGAACGCCCAAGAGTTCGAGGTACCTGATATTCAGGAAGGTGGTGGTCAAGGCAAGCCTGTTTCCGGTCCTAGAAATACGGTGAAGAAAGGCGTAAAGATTCCTCTCAATGAAATATCATGGTCAGGAGCAGAGGGTGCTACTCGTGCAGCTTCAGATATCGGGCAGTCTATTGAAAGAGGTACCGTTGATGGATTTACTCCGCTTATAGCCGGTGCGGTAGGGCTTATCCCAGGTGTTGGCTACGAAGGAGAGAGAAGCACCAAGCAAGCGATAGAAGCACTCGGCTCATCTCTCATTAAGCCATTCACAGGCGGAGGATGGAGCAGCGTTAAAGACTTGCTTAACCTGAACATCTACAAGACTCCAACTGCATCAGAGGTCTATGCAGCAACAACAGGCCTTGGCGGAGCCAATGCAGAAGAGATGGAGAAGAGAGCGGACAGTCCGCTTCGGGACATCACACAAGGCGTAGCAAATTCAGTTACGTCGCTTCTCTTTGGAGACCTTGCGGTAGAAGGTGCTGTAACAGCAAAAGGACTCCAAGCAGGACGTGCAGCAATGGCAAGCAAGGGCTGGTTCAAGTCTGCTGAAATGGCTGAAAGAATACTCCAAGCAGAGCAAACAGCAGCCAAGATAGGCAAGGCAGGTACCATGCAAGAACTGATCATGGGTACCGCAGAAGGGCGTAAGAGCATAGCCATGGCAAAGGCGCTGCTTCCTCCTGAACTTGCAAAGGACATCAATGAGGCTGCGCACCTTGCATTGACGCTCGGACTCAATCACGTCGTGCGCCATGCTGATAACCTGCGTAATGAGGACATCGTAGAAGGTATAAAGGACGGTAGTTTGTTTGCCCTTACTAATTACGGGTTTGGCAAAGCTTTTGGTACCGTGGGTCAAAGATTGGCAGTGGCAAAGGCAGCGGGTTTGGAGATGGAAGAAGCTGCAACCATGCTTAACTCGTACCAAAGAGGTTCTGCAATCCTTTCTCAAATGGCTTCCGGTCCCGCAACGACACATATCAGTGATGCACTGGAGAAGGGCGATGTATCCAAGCTCTGGGATTCAGGCGATAAAGACATGCGCCGTAGCATCATAGACATGTTCATGGGAGTAGTTGGACTCAAGGACTACTTTGGAGAAGTAGGAGCAATTCATGGCAAGGCAAAAGAAGCAAAAGCTATCTATGAACAAACACTCAATGATATTGTCGATGGTACCAAAAAGATAGACGATGCCTACACAGAACTGCACAACTTTGCAGAAGAGCAAGAAACTGCAAAAACAGGCAAAGAGCAAGACCCTTATTACAACAGAGTGTACGATGCTCTCAAAGACAACCCAGATGCACTTGAAGCGTTTGCCAAGCGAGAAGCAGAGAAGACCAACGAGCGTTTTGATGCAAGAAATGGCAGGATTACAGAAGGCAAGATTGACAAAGAGTATCACGACAAAATGCTGGAGGCACTTAAAAACCACCCAGACCTTGCTGATAGATTCATAACTGACGAACTCCAGCACCTTGCAGATGTAAAGCTGGAAGCAAGACCAAAGGACTTTACTCCGATTGAAGCATCCGAACAAGCCTCAAAAGAGGAAGTGCAAGCAGATGAGGATGGCATGTTCTTTTGGCATGGCAATGAAAAGATAAGGGTACCTAGCGAGTTCGAGCAAAAGCTTAGTGAGAGTGTCGCTAAGTTTGAGAGGGATGAAAATTACCGAGACATATCTTGGAAGCCAAAAACAGGCGAGCCGGCAATTAAAAAAGAGCAACTGATAGATATTGACAACCTTGAGATACCAGACAGCGAACGACCATCTTATGAGCTGCACAATTATCTTACAGACAAGCAGGTTGTACCCGTCAAAGAACTGCATGCAAAGCTCACAGAAACCGAAACTGATCCACTGAATCAGCGTTTGCTTAAGCTGTTTGAAAAAGCTGACCTTTCCGGTTCTGCATTGATGAGTAATGATGTTAAAGGTGCTGACGGAGTACAAATACCAGCATACAGCATAGGGAAAGACATTGTGTTCTCTAAAGAGACTGACGTTTACGGAGATAGAATACTTTACCCCGGACATACGAGGCAAATTGCCATACATGAAATGTTCCACACAGCATCAAGCAGAGCTATTGAAAGTAATAGAGAGTTCAGAAACTCTCTTGAGCACTTACTCAATCAAGTTAGGGACCATGAGGCTTTTTCAGGATTGATGGATGAGGTTAAGGCATACCACCTTGGCACCCCGGGAGGTCATCAGCAATTCGGGCATGACAATTCGCATATTAATGAGTTTGCAGCAGGTATTGCAGATTCCAGGACTGGTATCCGTGAAGCTTTGCAGAATATCATGGTAGATAGCAAGGGCAATCTTGCCGTTGAGGGTACCAAGGGTAAATTGAGAACAGCTTGGGAGTGGGTAAAGAGCTTGTTTGTTAAAGGTCTTGGAGCCAGAGGCGAGACTCGTACAGCCCTTGAGCACTTCATGGACATCATGGAAAGAACAGACCTCAAGCCAAGCAGCAGAGTCAAAGGACCGCAGCTTGGAGCTATGCGCTTTGTTGCCGAAGCAGTAGGCGGTAAGGAAATGAAGGACGAGTACTACCAATCACCTGAAGTAAAGCGAGGCATTGACATCATTACCAAAGCACTTTCCGAGGTGGCTGATTACAACGGCATGAGAGTTAATCCTGATAACCTGCTGAATGACGTTATAGCCAACACGGAAAAAGCAAATTCAGCAGCACTTGAAGGAGCTATTGCTGAAACAGAAGCACGGAAAGGTGGAGACGACGGAGGCAAAGCTCTTGTTGATGCAATCCATCAATCAGGCATCATGCACGACTTGGATACCATGGGAGCAACAGAAGCAGCGAAAGCAGGAGAGACATTCGCTTCCTTGCCTCCACAAAAGAAGATTGCTCACATTGCCAATGCCTTGCTTAAACGTGAAGACATTACGCTCAGACCTGGTAACAAGTTCGCTCTTTCAGTTCTCGCAGCCAAAGATGGTGACGACAATGACAACTTTGAAGGAGAACTGCTTCCAAAGAGCATCTACCAAGAAGGGCTTAATGTGTCAGACTCCAAGACTGCCAGACAGATACTTAGAGCCAATGTAGCCAATGGCTTTGAGGCGTTCAGCAAGCACGTAGATGAAACCGTCTATGGCATATCCTCATTGCTCAAAGGAGAGCAGGCAGAGACCTTTAAGCGAGACTTAGAAACCTTCAAACGCAAAGAGTACTACGGAGCGCACAACACAAGACCAATCCAAAGTATAGGTATCCACTTCGACAAAGACCCCAATGGTACCATAACAGGCGTAGAAGCATATCCGTTAGGACGCAAGACAAACCTTGGTACCGAAACAAGAACGGCCAAGCAAGCGACGACAGGACTAGATACAATCTTTGCTGATATGCTCCAATCACAGAAGAGCAATCCAGAGAATGCCAATCCTGCAATCCAAGCAGCATTTGATGTCTTTAATCCTGACATGAAGATAATGACTGTCATGGAGTTGAGGAAGCCAGTAAAGATGAGCAATAGGAATTTGATGGAAGAAGAGGAGATGGCGCTCGGTTACCGACAAGAGGAAGAGCGAAGATTTACTTACGGCAAATTCAGCGTGGATAACGGAAAAGACCTTGCCAACATCCAACGCCACATGTACATCAATCAAGGGTACGTCTTTGCTGAAGGAGGCAAGATAGTCATTGATGCTTCTGCATATAAAGCAGTGACTCAAGGTACCCCAGTGGAGCGCGATGCTATGATTAGAGACATGGAGAATGCGCACGTCTGGAATTGGCTGGATTCAGCGGAGACCATGAAAGATGGTAGAGCACCGGGTAGATTTGGTACCTTGCCGTCTAAGATAGACTTGATGAAGCTGCATGCACTTGTCAATGCAAGTGACCCTGCACTTCGCAAAGACTTGAACGAGATTAACCTGCAAGACATACTCAAAGACGAAGTGCTACGAACCGGCAAGTACACCTACCAAGGCAAAGTGTATGACATTGCACCGGATATCAAAGCTTTTGCTGAAAAGAAACAGCTTCTGGTACCAACCTACAAGTTGCTAGCGGACAAACTCAAAGCATTCTACACTGATCACCACGGAGCAGAAGTACTTCCATTCACCTTGCAGCCGGACAGCTACAAGAGCAAGGGAGCACGAAGAGACTTGGAGTTCTTACGGCAGTTCAACAACATTCTTTCCAGAGCTACGGACAATGGAGGTAAAGAGCTTCAAACGGACCGCAAACCCGGGAAGAACCTGCGGAAATACAACAAGATTCTTGTGAGTGAAGGTATCAAGTACAAGACCAACAAAGATGCCATGGATATACTTGGAGAAAAGTATGCAGGCATGGACGACAACGAGCTACTTGCCAATCACTTAGTGCATAGAGACCCCAATGGAGACATGTACTTCAAAGTGGCTGTCATCAATGCAGACGCACTCGCAGAGCTGGACGATCATACGGCTAAGTTTGTCAAAGCCGAGACGGACGGTGGTGGCTTCTTTTTCAATGAGGGTACCAGAGAGTTTATAAAGGATTTGCATGTTCAGAAGGGTGATATTTCTACGTTCAAGGTATCGGCATACGAGAACGGAGCATTCCTGAAGAACGAGTTCAGCTTTATAGGTACCGAGTACATGGAGCGCATGTCTATGGAGCATCCTGACGTTGCTCCTACGCTTGAGAGACACATTGCCATGGCGCAGAACTTGAAGAACCAAGGCATTGCTTTTGTCGCTCCAAATACAGCACTCAAGGGCAACGTAAAGGTACCCTTCAAGGTAGGTGATGTGATACTCAACGCTCAACGTGAAGTAGTTGGAGTCCAACAAGGAGACAAGATAGACACCAAGAAAGAAACACTGGACAAACTCAATCAAGACGGTACCATGGCAATCCTTTCAGGCGGTGAGGTACCAGATTATTCCATCATCAAGATATATGTCTCAGGGAAGAAAGCATACGGCTTCGTGCAGTCAGTTGCAGCAACAGAGAGAACAGTAAGCCCGGGTCTTGGAGGACTCAATCATCCGCTTAATATGCCTGTCAGCAAAGAAGGCGAGACAATCTACCCCGAAGTCAAGTTCTTCAGAACGAACCTGATCAATGATGCCATGCAAGTCAGTGAAGGGTACCCGTATCTGATTGAAGAGTTCGGCAAGATAGCCACCGCAAACCGCATGGGAACCACTGTGCATCAAGCACCCGAAGACTACAAACTCCAAGCTATTGGACGATTCCTTAAAAAATATTCCCGGTACCTAAAAAGCCAAGCAAGTGACGAGTTCTCGCCAATTACGCTAGAAATGGCAAAGACACTGGAGTCTGCTGTAGGCGAAGGAGACAAAGCAATCTACTCCAGACTTGGAGCCATTGCACTCTTCTCGGAACTCTTTGAGCCGGAAGCACAGACCATCATCAGCTTCCTCAAGACTGTCTGGGATAAGCCCTACGGCACAAAGGGTCTTGGGGCTACGGTTCGTGTAGCACCGAACATTGGTACGGCTTTGGCAGACGCTTACAATCTTTTGGGGTACCAAGGAGATAAGTATTTCGATTTGTTGACTAGACGTATGTTTGAGCCGAACTATGCAGAATGGTTTGACTACCAATGGCGCAAGTACTTCAGAAAAAAGCGTATGCCTGAAGACAGGGAAGATGCTGCACGTTTAATTGCCAATGAAGCATACAAGCGTTCGGTTGCATACTTCGAGAAGAACATCAAGCCGTTCCACTTGCAGCCTGATGGCAAACTCTCAGAGCCTACGCCTAAGAATCCACTAGGAGGACGTGGAGTTATTCTCTCCAAGGCAGAGTTCGAGAACATCAATACAGAGCGTCGTCGTCAAGGGCTTCGTCCACTTCGCATGGGAGACCGAATTGTAGTCATTGCTACGCCTTCGGACTCCATGGATACTTCCATGTTCCCGGGAGTGATTGTAGGTATAACCGATGCAGCAAACAGAATCACGCTCCCAACGGGCTGGACAGTTGTCTATACCGGTAAAGACTTCGATGGCGATACCCTTGGCTTCATGGTTGGCTCCAAAGAGTGGATTGACCAAGAAACAGGCGAGGACAAGTTTGAGTTATTCCACGAGAAGCTGATTACCCTTGGCTTCCATAGAGCAGACATCAAGCAGAGAGAAGAGCAAGATGCACTCATCAAAGCTGCAAGCGAAGTCAACAAGATAGGTGGTAGTAAGTTGAATGACATGATTACTCTTGCTGATGGAGGACATCCACGAGTGGATAGAATACTCCACCATGCAGACTTGCGGCATATAGAGCAACAGATGCAGTCGTATGCTGACATCAGCCCTGCTATTGAGTACATGAACTCTATTAGTGCTGCGCTATGGAACTCATTTGCAGCAGGGGAGATGAAACCACAGCAAGACGGAACGTGGAGAACGTACACGAGGAGTGGACTTGAGATAGTGTGGTCTCCAGAATTAGCGAGAAACTACTCCGTCACAAAGCAGCTACATAATGTGGATATGTTTATGAAGCAAACGGTTAATCGTGATGACATGTATTACGGACCGTGGATACGCTCTTTCAGCCCCGATGGTACCCTTGGAGTGCTGTGGAGTAAAATGGAAGACTTAGACAGGTCTGGTTCTGGTAGGTTGCGAAAGGCGGCTATCAAAGCGTTCGAAGAGTGGGTTGATAAGCGTAGCCCTTTGCGTATAAGTAAAACAGGGCTAGGTTTGAATAAAGGTACCAAAGACTTTGTTAAACTGTTTGAACAACACTTAAAAGTTCTTGGTACCAATCCAAACGCTAACCATTACACGAACTTGTTAATGGCTACGCAAGGCTCGCTGAATGAGCCTGCTACGTTCAAGGCCCAAGACAAAGCCTCGACGAATGTACTCACCGAAATCAAGAACCAAGCCGTGGAGAGTGCACAGGCATACATATCCTCAGAAGACAGAGAGAAAGCAACCCAAGTGCTGAAAGATTGCAGCTATGCCTTGCTTCCGCTGTTCGTACGTCCGTCTTATGAGGCACAGAAGTCAGGACATGGATACTTCGATGTTCTGAAGGACAAGCTTGGCTTCTATCTCGTTCGTACGGTCAATGGAGAGAAAAGACCTCAAAAGGAATACGTCCGCGTGTCTATGCTGACAAACTACCGCCACGCAGTTCTTAGCTCTCCGGTCATACCAAGCAGGCAGCAACCGATCAAAGGGATGCCTAACTGGAGCTGCGGAGCTGACAGCAAAGGGCAGTATGTGCAGTACCAAGACAAAGGCAAGCAATACATCAAAGACATCATTACTCCAGAAGGTACCTTGTCTCAAGACTTCATGGCATTTATTGACGGGATGGGATTTGGACGTAAACTTCAAGGACCGGGATTAAGTGACGGTCAGTATGCGTCCTTTGCAGGGCGTGTTCTGTTTGAACCGGAAGTAATGAGAATGATTAGACCAAGCGCACTAGATGGAAAAGAAACCCGAAGCCTCCTTGGTACCTCCATAGCAAACATAGCAAAGGCTATAGAAAACAGTTCTCCTAATGCTCCGAGTGCAAACTTCATAGCTGGCACCTTATTGCTTACAGAGTTCCCCAAGCCTCCGATTGGAGCGTTTCCTTACACCGGTCCGGCGCTTGCTCCAAAGGGTTCTGAAAAGGAGAAGGGCATTATTATTGATGAGCAAGACGGTACTTACACTACAGACCCAATGAAAGTCCTTAGAGCAACGGAAGCCAATGGAGTCATGGCTACAGCTTCGGGAGTACCAGTTGGTAACTTGCTTCAAATCAATGCTCGTGAAGTATCGGCAGCAGTAGAGCCTGAAAAGCCAGACCAGCTTGGAGCGTTGCGTCTCTTCAGCAAGACCAAAGAGAAACGTGCAGTCATTGCTCTCTTCAAGGAGATGGGCTTTGACCAGCTCGATGTGTTCGATGCTGACGTAGTGGAGAAAGTTCTTGACAAGGTGAAGAAAGACTTCAAAAAGAGATATGGTATGCAGATTGGAGAAGCAGAGCTTGAAGATGCGCTTGCAGACCTTACTCCAGATGCATACCTTAATTACTTCAATGCGATGGATAGCATCCAGACGCGCTTGGAAGCACAAAAGTACATCATAGCCAACATAACCCTGCTTGACAAAGCTCTCGCAGAGTATGCTACAGCAATCAAGGATAAGAACCTAACGGCAAAGACATTAAAGGGTATATGGAAGCACATTACTCCATTCTCTGACAATAGCCGCACGGGACTCATCAATACATTCAGTACCGACAGACAGTACTATCCTGCTGATTATGTAATTGCTCCGGTACCTGGATATGTTGACGGTAAGGTGCAGACAGTGCATGAATACAAAGTAGAGCACATCATTGACCCGGAAACCACTATGTTTGATAGTAGTTCTTTGCAGTCTCGTGCATTTATTGATTTTGTGGTACCGTCGTCTGTTCATTCAGATTTTGTGAACTTTACATCATTTCATATTGACGAAGCTACGAAGATAGCGGAGATGATGGAAGAGACTCCAAGGAACTACACGGCTCTTGTGCATGCAATGCAGTCTAACGAGCTCCTCATGGCTGAACCGGAGATAGATGGCATCACCAATGGCATAACCAAAATGAATGCGTCTATCAGGGTGGCTGGCAGGTCTATCAATACAGACGAGAGCAGCTTTACTTCCTCTTTGATTGATGCAGTTGACTCCATACCAATCGGCTCTATCTTTGAGAAGATTACATCAGGAGAGAAGAAGGACTATCGCTACAAGAGGAACTATGTAACGAATGCAGACTTCCAAAACAGAAGAGTATTCTTTACCGGCGTAGCTCCAGAGAAGAACTACAAGAGCGCATTCTCCTCCGAGCTTGAGCACGTACAGGGTGAGGCATTCATCATGGCACGGCACAGAGCCAACATAATGAATGAGCCACTCTATCTCAAAGATATACCATCAGGCAAATGGTACCTAAAAAGCCCGGGTAATGACAACGACATAACTGAACTGCCGGATATGAGTGAACACGCTGATGCAGTGAAGCAGTTCATAGCCAACGGGCAGTACCACTTATCAAGTAAGCTTGAGGATGTCTTTACAGACCAAGAGTACCATGATAGGGTCATGGAGGACTTCGGTATCTACGGAGAAGGAATCAATCCATTTGACAGCTATACCCAGCTACCTGACATCGTTGAAGAGGAGGTGCTTCCAGCATCCAAGACTACAACAGAATCAGAAGCAGGCATAAAGCAGGCACTTGCTTCTGTGCTTCATGTTGGAGCAATCAATAAGATGGCTTCCATGGCACTCCAGATATCCAATGCTCACATCAGAGCAATGGTCAGCTCAAGACCTATGGATGCAGCAGCAAAAGACCTTGCCCGTTCGGTGATAGAGCACAACAACGATATTGTATCCAAGCTAGAGGACAAGACCTATAGAGGTATCATCAGCAGCATGTCTTCAGTGAATCACGGCAATGTAATGGAAGCATACGAGACGATAGACGACTTGCTCTTTGAGATGCAGTCAAAGCCAGACCCAAATAACCCCGAAGCATTCAACAAAGAGCTGTATCTAACCGGGCTGGCAAACGCTCTGGTACCCCATTACAACGAAATTACAAGCGCGGAGAAGTTCTCTGCAATGAAAGAGATTGAGCGAGCTATCTACAGAGCGCACAATGACTTGTCAAGACGTATGGGTGAAACCAAGTATGATGTCTTTGGTACCTCAAAGAACAAAGACTTGAAGGGCAAAGAAACATACACCACAGAGGACATACTGACAGCAATGGGAAGAACTGACCTTGTGGAGATTTCAGCAAAGAATGCCATTGAGAATCTCAAGAGACTCATGGAGCAAACATTGCGGCATTATGACCAGATTGCTCTCAGCAGCTACTACCTGACTCCAGAAGAGAATGCCATTGCTCACACGAATATCGTGGAGGCACTTTCTCACTTGAAGAAGGGCTTCATTCAAGAGATTAACAATGATGTTGGTCAGTGGGAGCTTGAGTATCATAAGCGTCAAGTTGGTGGTGACGATAGTTCGTACTTTCCTATCGCTGCGGGTACCATTGTTAATGTTCAGTTTGTTGATGATTTTGGAGACTCTCGTGTTATACACGGTGTAATGGGTGGTATTATGTCCGGTGATGTGGAGACTATTGGATACGACACAGACCAAAAGAAAGCAACGTCAACCATGAGCAAGCAACCGCTTATGCTCGTAGCTGACCATGATGCTCGTAAAATATCCATGGTACCCCTAGACAGACTGCAAAAGGTACGAAGCATAGTACACCATACAGATTCCAAGAAGTATGACAAGTTCAAGAGAATGGTAGAATCAGACCCCGAGATACAGAACCTAGCGAAGTCCATACTTCCAAAGAAGATTGTATCCGGTGGCGAGGACAATGCCAGAGAGGAATACGCAAAGCCAAATAGATTCCAGACGACGAGTTACATCCAAGCACTCCGCGTAGCTGATGATGCAACTACTCAGCGGCTCAAACGGATAGGTATGAACTACGCCGTGCTTGACAGTTACATGCACATTGGGGACCTTGTGAAAGCCACTGTGAAGGCAGGTGCAGTATTTGGAGGTGTTATGGCTACTGGTGGAGCTGGAGCCATACTCCCTGCTGCACTTGCGGCACTTGGAATATTTGCCGTTGGTGTTGGTCGCATGGCAGGCAAATCTATTGGTACCATTGCAGAAAATTATATGTCAATTCCATCAGCGGAGACTACGCTTAAGAATAAGTTCTGGTGGAATCAGGCGTACGTAGCAGCTCGCAGTGTGTTCAAGCCGAAGACTATACTCAATGCAGAGAATAAGATTACAGCAAAGGTTGCCTTCAGGCAGACGTTTGAGCACGGAGGCATGGGTAACGTTACTCATGAGTTCTCCGAGCAATACGGCGCGGGAGAACACTCAGTAGATGCTACTCCAATGAAAGCAATCAAAGGGCAGGAACTAAGAAGCGCAATGAAGAAAACGAAGAAGGTTCTGGAGAAGGCGGGTATTACTAACTACTCATACAAAGACCTGTCTGATGAAGCATTGAGTCTTGGAATCAAAAACCTGCACGAACTGGGTATCAAGGCGTATATGATGAATGGTGAAATCATAGTGACGCACGAAGGTAAAGAGTTCAATGATGTGGAGAGAGCTACAGTGTCTATCCTTGGAGGTATTGCTTGGATATCCTCCCTTGGAGTACTCACAGCGACGGAAGCAGACACAGCAGAAAAGACTGCCGGATTCAATACAGGCTTTGCAGAGAAAGAGCTGTCAGGCGTACGCAAAGACCCTGTGAAGCTTGCCTCTCTCGTCAAGACATTAAACATGCTCTCTCTTGGAGCTCACTCCGACGCAAGCGCAGACACAAAGGACGGCTGGCTTAAGTTGCAGACAGTCTATCAGAAGTTCAGACTGCGCAAGAGCGTGAATAGAACCAAGGGTGCTATGGAGATAGCCGGTGTCATTGATGTTATTAACGAGGTTTTTGGTACCACGGTTGTCCGTGAGCTTAATTACGGTGGCAGAACAAGTAGCGACCCTTACAAGAGCTTTGGTATCAGTGCATTGAACAGCGTTCTTTCTCCAAAGCTTATCTGGGCTACCTTTGAGACAATTATAACCGCAATGGGTTTTGACGCTGCAAGTACTCACAGGTATCCGAACACATTCCTTCCGGGATGGAGAACAGGTGAGCAAAAAGCTACATCAGCTCTCCGTGCAGACGAGAACGTCATTGGAGCGATGATGCGGACTATACTCACAGAAATATCAGCAGGGAAGCCAAAGACGAAAGACCAAGCAGTTGACAAGCAGATGAGATTCAGTAAAGACCTGCGTGAAGTATTGCAGCCAATCCCAACTGGTATGGGTACCAGTGCAGTTGTAGGTAGTATTATTCTTGCAGGAGAAACTGCAAATCATTTGGTTAATTCAGGATTAAACAGTAATTTGCATAAAGAAGGACTGACTGAGCTTGCAGCCGGTACCGCAGCTAGTTTATTAAAAACAAATCCCTATACTTCGCTGGCAAGCCCTGTGGTAAATGCTACAATGGAAGCGGGTAAGGAATACAAGAAAGCAGGTAGAAGATGACAGGAGAACTGTTCGTAAAGATTAAAGACATCAAGGATAATAAGGTCTGGTTTGATACAGGCACGTTTATCAAGGATAAAGCATATCCGGTACTTGAAGTCGAAGTGATTAACGGAATGCGTAAGATTATGATCGTGACGGAGAATGGTGATTACTTGGATGTAGAGCTCCAAAGAGTAGTCCACTCATCGTACCGTTCAATGGCAGATATCTTCGTTGCTGCACTGAAGGACGCACACCTTATCAGTGAGGCGGAACAAGAGCCATTCATAGCTGAAATAGGCAAGATCATTGAGTCAGAGCCAAAGAAAGGCAGAGGCAAGCAAGCTCCCAAAGCAGAACCAGAAACTTCTGGTACCCAAGAGGCAAGCAAAGAACTCCCAACCGGAACAGTGATTGAAATAAATGGATAGGAACGAGATACTCATACGATGTCTTGACAACACAGCACCCCCGGAGCGATACAACGACTTGGGGGTGCTTGTTTTTGCACGTACATTCTTCCCTGATGTTTTTGACAGCCCGTTTGCAAAGATGCACTACGACATCATTTTGGAGATGTTGGACCTTTATCATCCAAAGCGCACCAAGCGCACAGAGCGTCAAAAGTACGTCAACATCCATCGGGAAGCAGCAAAGACTACCATCGCCTCGTTCCTCTTCCCTCTTTATAATATCTTTCTCAAGGGGTACACTTCCTATGTTCGCTTCGGTGATGAAATCCATCAAATAAAGATAGGTGAGAGATTTATTGTAATATGCTCAGAAACCGCAACAGCAGCAGAGAACTTTACAACAAACATAAGGACGGTCATAGAAACCCGCACTGACCTCATTCGGTATTTTGGAGACAAACATCCACAGTTATTGCAAATCGAAGACGATGAACAGACAAGAAAAAATGATAAATTGTGGCGTAAGAATGCGTTCATTACGCAAGATGGTACCATTGTGTATGGCATTGGTTCCGGTCAGCAGATACGCGGTAAGAATGTGCTCAATAGCAGACCGACGCTTATTATAGTTGATGACATGTATTCGGAAAACTCCGTGCTTACGGAACACAGTAGAAAAAAGCTCGATAAGTGGTTTTATGCCGGATTGATTAATAGTGGTGATAGCGTTAAAGGTAAGTCAATTTGGTTGGGTACCTTGGTTCATTTGGATACAGTGATTACCAAGATGAAAAAAAATCCATCTTGGGAAGGTATATCAATACCAATTATCTCTATAACAGAACTCGATAGGGTGCTTAGGACGCATTGCAAATTTCTGTCCGATGAAGTTATTATACCCCCCAAAGAAGAATGCAAAGCTATACAGCAAGAACTCACAACCCTCTCATGGGCACAAAGGCATGACTTGCATTACATACTTTCTTTATATGCGGAATGCTACGTCAATAACAATCTCGCATACTTCTACCAAGAGTACTTGAATATACCTGCCCCACCGGAGGAGATGAGCTTCCCAGATGAGAAGTTCAAGTATGTGCAAATGTACTATGCACGTATGGTCAATCCAACGACAGGGCTAAACGAGCTTTGCCTATACTTTGAAGATAAGGGTACCAAGTGGTTTGCTTCGCCTGTTTTTGATATTGGTGTTGATATGGCTTCGGGTGAGTCGGAGAAGTCTGACGATACGGCTATTGGAGCGGTGTGCATTTGTTCGTTCCTTGGCATTGTCCCGGGTGTCAATACTGTGCGTCGCATGACAGCACCGGTCGTCTTTCACGTCGAAGGAGGTAAGTATGGAGTCTATGAAGAAGAAGGAGCATACCGAACAAAGCCCGGTATTGTAACCGCTGTAGAAAATCTATCTACCAAGGTACCCCTAAAAGTAGTAAGGATGGAAGTCAACGGACAACAAGGACTGATAGCAAGGGAAGCAAGGCGTACATTGAGGAATAAGAAGGACGTGAAGGGTAATGCGATCAGAGTGGTGGACTCTGTGTCTTACGGCAAGAAAGAGGAGCGTATCCGTGCAGTATTGGAGCCAATCTTTCAGAAGTATCCATTCATCTTGATTAATGCATTATCTCCACTCACCCGCAAGTTTCAGTCACAGCTTCAGAGCCTTGGTCACTCGGACCATGAGGATTATGCTGATTGTGTGGCTATTGGATTCAGTGAAGCTAAACATCAAAAGCTTCCTCCTCCTCCGAAGAAGCAGCAAGTTGATGAACGACTGTCCCACTATCCTGACCGTCAGCATCAAGCGAAATCGTATGATTGGGAGACTCTATAGCTCCAACTTTCTGCATCATGAGCTGCTGTTGAAGCACAAAGAAGTTATTCGCTCCTGGTTGTTGCTCCACTGTATGGTCTTTCTTCTCCAGAACATCACTAGCTTTGTTCAGTGCCCATAATGCCAAGTTTTGTGGTACCCTTACACTTACCATTTCACCTGTCTCTTCGTCCAATCGGGTACCGGTTATAAATTCAGCTATCTTGTCGGCTATCGTGCCTTTGGTTATGCCTCTCTTTTCGAGTTCGGCTTTGAGTGTATCGCTCATGGTAGTAAACAGAAATTCGTTGAAATCGGCAGTATTGAATAGTCTTTTGATTGTTGCCTTGTAGTAGCCCTTGACCTTGTTTGGATAGACTTCCTGCAATGCTTCATGTATGGAGCCACCTGCTGCAAGTTTGACTGCATAGAGGCGTTCATGTGCAGTCAATCGGTACCTCTCTCCTTGAACAAGCTCAATGTTATAGCTGAACTTCTTCTTCTTGTTATGCCTCATCCGAGGAAAGTATATCCACGTCTCCAAGCGAACCTTCACCACCTTTAGAACAGGCACAAGGTACCCTTCAATACTTTCAACGTAACAACCTCTACTCTCCTCGGTTAAGTCTTCAATGTTAACAATAGTATGCCCAAGCCGCAAGCACTCATTGCGAGTATGGAAGATGGTTGCTACCCAGTAGCCACCATAGCATTGCTTGCTCTTGATGCGTATTTGGATCACAGTACAGCTCGTATCATTGCAAGTGGTACCAAGGCATACTTAGATGCCATTCCTCCCGGATTGGGCAGTGTAAGAAGCTGGTGATGCTGGAAGAGCACAACCATTCCCGGCTTCAAGTTGCGCAGTGTATGCGGCAAGTGCTTCGCTTTGGCAGTTGCTTCATCTACAGCTACGATAGTACCGTAGTTTCTGTGATAATGTGCATCACCAATGACAATCCCTGACTTGGTTTCTTCCTCGCCTGTAAAGACCTCAATGAGTACATCGAAGTTGAGTGGCTGGATGTGACGTACATCTTCATCGGCTAGGTCTCTGGATATGCTGTACTTAATTTCATCTGTTTCTTCCGGGAGTCCAACAAACTCCAATGAGTTTGGGAGCAATATGCCTGACATAGTCTCGTTTGTGTGCATGTGTGTTCTGTTGGTTTTTACTTTGGTTTCCATTGGGGTACCTTGTTGTTTGTAATATGTTCTTTTATAGTTGGCGTTGTTGGGGTTTGTTACGTTAAAGCGTAGCCCTGCATCGCAAAAATACTAAATAAAGGTGTGTTATGCTAAACATAATTTACATGCTATGGTGCGCTATGGAGGCGGACATAGCATCGGGTAAAATCAGCAGTATAGCTGAATTGGAATTGGAGTATGGCATCTTCGGTGTTGCTATAGTCCGCAATCATGCAGTCGAGTGCGACATTGTAGAATCAGTGGCTCATTACATCAGAACTGATGAGAATGGCCATCTGTATCTCTGCACTGATGTACCCGGAGAAATCAAGCTCGAAGAAGAGATTGAGGAGATGTTTGCCGAGCAGCAGGAAGCGATGGAAGCTGAATTGGCTATCATTGAGGATGAGTACATGGATGGTAACGACTCAGGCGAATGGCTCGAAGAGAGAGGAGAACTCCCATGGGAGACAATGTAACGTCAGTAACGGAATTGGCTGACAGACTGTACGCATACGGTAAGAACAATGCAAAAAAAGCATATAGAAAAGCTGCCCAAGATACGGATTTTGATGAATACGACACCGTTGTAATAGCAACTACGATATCCCGCGTGTGTGCTAATGCAGCAGATGCAATGATACCACTGTCCGTTGTTAAACAATTACTCAAAGGTACCAACTATGAACAACTCATCTAATCAAGCCAAATTGCAAGCCTTGAAAGACAAGTATGACAAAGTGCGGAAAAGTAATAAGCGTTCATGGTATGCGAAGGGTGCTTATGGAGCAATCTCACTGATGCTGTATCAAGCGATACAATTAGATGTCCCTATAGAGCTTATTGAGATTCTTATACAAGATACGCACTACAATGCACACAAAGGATGGCGAGATGAATAAACCCAAGGTACCCAAAGAAGGCTTTGTAATCAAAATGAACAAAGCGGCAAACGAAGTCACAGTCACGTATCGAAAGAAGGGTGACGCAACCAAGACAGAGCAGGTAACAGTCAGTATGGTCGAAGACAGGTATCAATGCAGTTGTGATACATTCACACTCAGAGGTACCTGTTTTCATGTCAATAACAGTAAAAGTCTATTGCAAAATGCACTAGACGCAATTCCAACCAATCAAGGTACCCAAAATGAAAATTAACTATATAGCAATAGCGGAAAAAGCCAAAGAACTTGGAGCTTGTGGTGTTGCAAACGACCTCAAACTGGCTGCACAAAACGGAGAAATCGAAAAAGCAAATAACATCATTCCAGAAAACATAACATGGCTATGCTGCAGACCTGAAATGAAGTACGTAATGCCTAAAGCATTGTGGAAAATCATATCCGGCAGAAACCTGCCAATGAAAGAGATGAATAATCCTGACTATGTAATCAAAGTATGTCTCAAGCGCATCAAGGAGAACAGCAATGAAAATTAATAAGGAGATGGAGCTATGGTAAAGCTAGATTACAAAGCGATTGTTGCAGCGGGAGAAGCGCACGGAGCGTGCCATAGAATAGATGACATAGGAGACTTTGCAGATAAAGGTCAGTACGAGCATGCAAACGCACTCATTGCAAACGATATAGGTTGGATATCAAGGAATATACTTAGCGAAGAATATGAGTTATTCCCAGAGGCATTCTTGGATGCAATGAAATTAATGTTGCCATACTCCAGATTCGCAGCAATGAAAGCACTTAGGGTAAAGTACTCAATGGGACTCACAAGTAGGTGGATAGACGAGGATGAGATTGCATCAAAGCGAGTAGTGGCATATATGTTCGTCGTGGTAGATCGCAGAAAGTTTCTGGTAATGACAAGTCAAACAGGTGAGAGGGGGCTATGCAGTATAAGAGCTTCGGTATGGAAAGAGAAAAGCGCAGAATGGTCTGATGATGAAGACCTCCCGGAAACAATCGAAACAAAAACACTGTTAGACCCAAAGGAGACAAGAGAGATATTCATCAAGCTAATACGCAAGCACAAAGCTGAAATCTGCGCACAGTTAGGGTAAGGCTCAAATGTTTCCTATTGCTTGTAAAACCCCTTGGTACCCCTAAGTGAGTAACGCAAATGCCAAGCTACGCAATAGCAAAGCATTTGTTCTTACAAATATACAAGTTTCTTCCATAAATGATGAAATAACTGCTTATGTGTGCTTGCAAGTGATAATAAGTTCGTTGAAATATAGGGTACCTAAATTGGTGTATTTGGGTACCTTTTTGTTTTTGTTTTGTAGTTCAGTCTAGGAGCTGGGGAGCAGACTCAGCTAGCTCTAGCCTTCTTGGCGTTCAATAGGTACCTTTTTGTTCATTGACGTGCTATTTGGGTACCTTCTATTGTTAGTATTATGTTCGATTTTAGCGTTTTGCTATGGTGTCTTGGGCATTTCCAAGCATAGCAAAACACAACCCTTTATTATAAGGACACAGCCATGAATACAGCATTCGCAAACCTCTATGCGTCAAGAGACGCAGTTTACAGTGACGTTAACTCATCCGTTATCAGCAAAGTAACCGATGAGTTCAAACGCCAATCTCTCCGCGTTGACTTTGATACAGCAATCGAAGCATTTGGAGACAAATACTCCTTGGACTTCCCTGAATACAAAGCATATCTGAACACAGACCGCTTTGAGCAAATGGTAGTAGCAGACCCACTTACAGGCGAAATCAAGACCAAAACTGTCTTGATTAAAACACGCCAATATCTGGACATGTGCAACGAAGTTAAGAAACTTCAATCTGCAATCCAACGTCTCGAAGGACTGAAGATTGACTGCACAGCGACCAAGGCAAGACTCGAAGCACTCGTCACACGCATTGCGATGTTAGACGAGCGCAAAAGCATACGCTTCGTGCCTATCCAAAAAGCACAAGCCTAAATAGCAGAGCGCATTACCTTAATCGGTAGTGCGCTTTTTTTATAATACTCCAAGGTACCAACTATGATTTGTGATTTATTATCATTAGCATTGCTAGCAACCTACGCAATAGTAGGAATACACGTAGCAGCACACTTGTATAGATTTGTCAAGGGATGAATACACGTCCCACCCTATCCCGCCTTGCAATATCAAAGGATATGTCAGTCAGTCAGTCAGTGTAACGACCAGATACATGCAGACGCAATGGAGCATGGGCAGCCCTGCAAGTGTTTGTAATATATGCGCTTTTAGTGGAGCCGAAAGGCGTTCACTGCTCCGTGGGGCAGCCACGCACATGGGCATTCATCCTAACGGATGCCAAGCATGTGACACAGAATAGGACGGCTAGACGAAGCTGACAGGGGTGCTACGCACCCCATCTTCATACTCAAAGATAAAGTAATTTCTTTGAGTCTATCGCATCTCACTCGATGAGTCAAAGCCCTCATCTCCCTCGATGCAGGTGCAGCATGAGCAGCCTCTTGCGCCACGAAGCATGAGTCTATCCCTCCCATGCTCGTGGAGGGTGAAGACACCCCCACTCCCATGGAGAGGTACGGGGGAGGACGGATACTCAAAGGCGAGTACCCCCTACCTCCCCTTCTCTCACATTTACATCATTTCACAACTTTCTATTCATTCCCATGGACTATCCCACTATAGCCATACTTAATCTTGGAGAAGATTGGATCGTCAAGTAGCTTGCCGGATACATTCTCCATTGAGCATTCATTGTATCTAGCATAGCACTCTTCCCTTTCTTCACTACAGCAAAAGTCTATCCCGTTCCAATGCCAAGCTCTAATCGAACCACTGCCCTTTACAATGCCAAGGTACCAACCACGTTCGCGTGCCATATAATATCCTTTAAAATAAACTGGTACCCCAACGTTAGTCAGGGTACCATGTGTGTTACCAAGAAGATTGATAGTAAAGCTCGTCAACACCGTGGAGTGTTGGTATGAACTTCTCCAGTTCGGCTATTGTACTGTCTATTTGCTCAAAGTACCAGTCGTCATACTCATAGCTTCCAAAGAAGAAGCCCTGCTGCGTTGGGAGTAGCTTTTCAGCAAGTGAATGGTCTGCCTGCACTTGCTTGCATAGGTCAAGTAACTCATTCAGCGCACTGCTATCAAAGTGATGCGGCAGGCCATCATCCACTCCATCACAGCAGTTATTTATGAACCAATGATGGATTTGATTTGCCTTTCTCCAGTACATACCTTCGAGGATTAAATACCGCACGTCTTTGAGTTCTGTTTCTATTTCGATGTCTTTGGTACCATCGTATGCTTTGCTTTTGATGGTACCGGTTCTGTTTGCGTCGTGGTGCCCGATATATCGGTGCACGTTTATGTACATGTCTAATCCCATGTTGCTCTTTCATGTTAGTTTGTAAACTTCGATTCTAGTATTGTAATTCTCCCTTGGAGCTCATTGATTCGTTGCTCCATTACTGCAATCTGCTTTTCTTGGTCTCCCATTACTTTGGATGCTGCATAGAATGCATCAATGACTCTCTCATGGAACTTCTGTCCGTTGTATTCGGACAATGGGACTGCTTTGTCTTTTCGTATTTTGTCAATTCGTTCCGAGCGTTCGGGTACCGGTTGGTCGTTGAATGTTATTGTTACGAGTTGCGGTGGTTTGCCGTCAACGATCATTGCTATTTCTCTGTTTGCTCCAATAGCTCCCTTGCTTCTATTGCCCTCTGCATCAACCCAGCACCTCCACTCGTGCTTGTACACGAATGGAGGATTGTCTTTAGGGAAGATGTCAACGAGTAAAGAGCCGGGTGTTGTTAGAGCTAGATATACTTCAATTTCCATTGGGTACCCCTTTGAGATATTCATCAACGAACTTCAGATTATCCATAAGTTCCTTGGTATACTTCTCAACGTACTCGTTGGTTATCTGCTCTTTGAGGTCTTGGTAATTTGTTTCGATTCCTTGACGACCTACTGCATAAGCGATAGACATACTCTTTCCGTTTCCGGTACGCACAACAAATCTGTTTGCCATTGGTATTTTGCATATTGCATTCTGGAAGTCTTGAATATCTTTGATTGCAGAGACCTCTGCTTTGTCTCTTATGCGCTGTTCTATTGTTTTAATTTCCATTGGGTACTCCTTAGTAAAGTTTGTAGTCTTTGTACTTCTCGCGGAAAGCCTTTGAGCCAATTTCTCTGTATTCTATAATGTAATCGTAGCATGCTCTGGCTTGATCCTCTCGCCCGCAGAAGTCATCACAGTAATACATTGTCTCGTAGTCGTATCCTTTCTCTGCGTACTTGCTTGCGAGGTATATTAACTCTTCTTTAGTCATGGTTTTAGTTTCCATTGGATACTCCTGATAGTAATGTAATTGAAAGCAGGACTAAGCAAACGATTACAGCACCGATTGCAAAGCCCTGTTCGAAATAATAGAAGTCTTCTCTCATTGCTCCACCTTTTCGAATGGGTCCGGAATAGGTTCGTCTGCTATCCAAGAGAATTGATGTTCGCCATATAGCCTGCTCCCTGAAGGAGAGTCATCTACAAAGCCATCCCCATTCCACCACAGTATTCCTTCTTTGCGCTGTTTCGGTTCTGTGACATCAACCTCTCTTAGACTAATAACCTTATCTTGCATGATTACCGGGTACCAACCCTTTCTACGCTCCTTCTCAATCCAGTAAGCTCGCGTCTCTGAATCAATGGTAACTTTTGCAAGTCCCCAAAGAGGTATGTCGGTACCAAAGAAGTCTTCTGTCATGTAACTCCAGCCGCTATCACTCATCACGTACTGACCCTTGTCATTCGCTATTGGCTTCGTTTCAGAATAGCAGTATGGATGCTTTCGGTCTGTGTTTCTACCAACCCAAATGGTTCTTTTCATTTTCTTACCCTTTCTCTCATGTCCCAGTTGGATGTGTCAACCACTACTTGACTGCCTTCTGGAATACCATCGAGTGTTGGCTCTTTGTGAGTAGTCGCAAGTATCTTGGTATCTACAGCTTTGGCTGCTTCTTGGAGCCCATTGTAATGTCCGTCCTTGAGCCCTTTTTGGTACCCATCATCATGTCCTCTTTTGTACCTAACCTCATATTCAAACTTGACGGAATGATAATTTAGTTCAAGATTGTGGTACCTCTTTTCGAGTTCTGCGTAATTGCCTTGTATGGTACCTAGCAAGCTGTCTGATTTGTTAAGCCGACTACGCAGTGCATCGCATTTGCTTTGCAGACTTTTAAGCTGCTCTTCTGCATGCCCCTTACCTTCGCGGTACCCTTCTCTCCACTTAACCTCAAGAGCTTGCTCGTTCTTGTATGTGAGTCCAAGTACTTTTGCCGCATGCTCTTCTTTGGCTTTTTCAAGGGTATTTGTATATTCTTGGCGTAAATCGAGATAGTTCTTACCGGCTTGCTCTAAAGCTAATTGCAGGTGGTTGATTTCTGCATCGTATTCCGTTCTTAGCCGAATGATGTCAGTTGCGCTTTGTAGAGCTTTCTCATCCGATCCTTTGCGATACCCTTCTTGATAGGCATTATCGTGCGTGCACCATTTATTTTTGAACTCATCCAAGCCTTTATTGTACCCTTCTACATGCCCTAACCGGTACCCACTGCTATATCGTTCATTAAGCTCTCTTTGCTGCAACTCTCCAATGGCTCTTTTGGCTTCTTGGTACCCTCTCGCATAGGCAGTATCTCTCTGCTCTGCTATATCGAAGCAATTCTTGCCAGCTTGACTCAAAGCTGATTGCAAGTGATTGATTTCTCGCTCATTCTTCTTTTCAGTATCTTTCTTTCCTTTCTCCACACCTACCTCAAATGCAGATTTCCCTTCAGCTCTTCTCATTGCTCTGCCTTCCTTGAAGCCCTTGTTGAAGATGTGCTCTTCGGCAGTCGTGAACTTGCTTTGAGCTTCTTGATACCCGCGTTCGTATGCTTCTACTGCAAGTAATGACAGTGAGCGACTACCAGTGTTTGGACTTCTAAGGCATCTGATCCTATCCAATACCGAAGCTATTCTGATTTCTGCCGGAACTGCGTCCCGTTCTAAAGCCTCCACTATTTCAACTAAAATATCCATAGTACCTCCAAAGTAAATAAATGATTGTTAAAATAACCAAGGTAGGAAGCGTTACCCGAAGGAAACGCCTATCCCACCTCTTTTGTTCTGTTGTGTATTTCATAAATGCTTGAAATAGTATTGATTGTCATCTCCAAGCGTGTAGTGGCTGACTGTCAGGCTTCTGTGCCACATCCTGTCGTAGTCAATGTAAATGTTGTCCACTGAAATGCCAAGTACTTCCTCTACGTAGTTGTCTACGAACTTCTCTCGGCTGTCAAACTTACCGCAGAAGGAATCTTCGAACTTGTCTGGATGACCTCCATTACGGACGTATAATGCCAGCGCGTTAAGGTCTATGTACGAACGGTGCACTGAATACATTCCGTTTATCTGCGCATCAGTAAGGTCTGCCGGGTCTATGTCGGTACAGTCAATCAAGTCTATATAGAATCGCAATACCTCTAAGTCTGTTTCTTGCAGTATCATTACCACCTCCCATCAGTTCGTTCACTTGCATGTTTAAATAATATTTCTCCGGTCTCACAATAGTGATTCCAGTTCTTGCGGAGTGCATCACCATCATAGCTTGCTGCACTCTCGCCTGTGTCTGAGTTGACTACGCAGCTCATTACGCTTTCAGCCCCGACGTAGAAGTGATGATATTGATTCTCTCCACACCCGCATCCGGTAAATCTACCGTTATCAAATACCCATGCTTTTGGTATCAATCCGCAATTAGGGCAATTCTTCCAGTCCTGTGGGCTTTCCACCTTCTCATACGCGCTAATGCAGCAATAGCTACCAACGCCGTTAAGATACTCTTCTACTGTCTGCTGTTTCATTACCTGCTTGCTCTCCGTTTGAAATGCCAATGCTTCGCAGTTGGCTTTGTTTGATAATTTCAGCAACTTTCTCAAGTGCTGCACTATTCTCCTCTGGAGTCATAGTTCTACCTCCCTTGCTGCTAATACTTTTACCATTCTCGCGAGTGCTTGTATAGCCGCTCCATAGTAGCCGAAATACTCCGCTACCGTCTTGCTATTGAATGGCATACCATCGAGATTCTTTGCGTCCTGTTCAATGTCGTGCGCCACTGCGTCGCATACGTCTATAATTTGCTCATTTGTCATTTGACCTCCGTCTTGATTCCTTGCAGCAATTCAATCACTTTAAGCTCTTGGCTTATATCAAACTGGATATGAATCCTAACGCATTGACTCTTCCATAGAGCAACTTCGGTCTTTGCAGCCTTTTCTATTCTCTCGTAGATTTCCTTGGAGATACGTCTTCTCTTGTGCTCCATGTTCGAAACGTGAGTAAACGAGCAACCAATGCGAATAGCAAACTCCTGCAAGCTCATGTTTAGCTCTCTTCTTAATAATCGTAACATTCTGGTACCTCTTATAATTGTAAAGTAATTTCTAAGGCATGGTACTTTTCGTTCCTTGGTCTTTCGAATCGTCTTACCGTGGAATGGAGGGTACCGGTTATTGTGTTTGTGTCGGTTCGCTTTTGTGGAACGAACATCAAGTACGTGCCATAAGCCTCGGCTAGTTTTTCGTATGGGTGCAAACCCAAATACCTGCTCTCAAATTCCGCAAGAACTGCATCCTCGCTGTTGTTAGGAATGAGGAAGTAGATATACACAAGCACGGCTTTTGCGAGCCTGTACTTCCTGTGCTTCACAAAGAATCGTATAGAGTCATAAGCCGCCCATAGCTCCAGATTACCCACAACAGTGCAAACATGACACAAGTCTTCTTCAAGGTCATCCCAGTTTGGATCAAATTTCTTCATTGTCCTCCTCCTCGAATATCTCCCCATACACGTCGGCATCACTACCGTTCATCCACATATAGTAGCCAACTACTACTGCTCCAAACAGGAACACTGCCAGTAATCCAATCACCATGCTAGTACCTCTTGCCCTTCTTTGATTTTTTGTTTAGCTTCTGCAATCTTTACTTGCAGCTTAATTACTTCTTTTCTTCGGAGTCTTTGGAGCATATTGAGGTCTTGGCGGTCAATGATTACCCTTCTATCCGGCATGAATGCCACCTTAAAGTTCAATGCCAAGTCCTTGACTCTTTTTGCTTCCTCCAATTTCTCAATGTCGTCTTCATTATACTTTATGTCCTCTTCAAGACGCACAATCTGCCTCTCAAGAATCTTGAGTGATACATCTTCTGTCATAGTCTTCTAATAAATTCGTTGATTAAATTGTTAACTGTCGTGTTTGTTTCCTTTGCATGTTTTTTGAGCTTGTCTTTGTTGGCGGTCCATGTGTGGAACTTGACAGCGGTGTCGAATGGCGGGTGTGAAGTCTTGCGTTTCTTGGTTCGTTTTGGTTTGTTCTTCACAGGGCGTATCTGTGAGCGTAGGCATTTGACGGTCTCTCCATCCCTGAACATCACCGTGCAGGAATCTTGGTGCTTGGAGCCGGAGTAGCTGTGCGTCTCGATTATGACGCAGATGTGATTAAATCTCTCAGGGTGAGTCTTCTTAGAACGCCATGTATATTCAAGCTGCATTATAAACTCCATAAATAAAAAGGTACCTTACAAAAATACAAGGTACCTTCTAAATATGCAAGTTAAATAATAAAGCCACGACAAGAAACACACAGGACATGTTGTCAGACCCGAAGTCTGGCTCGCTATGTAGTCCTGCGAAGCATTCGTGGCTATATTAAATTAAGGAGGAGGCACTCTGGGAGAATCGAAGAACCCATGGTGAGTGCCTTGGCTGCCCGGTCTACCCGCTATGGGAAGCAGCCCGCCGTGCGCCTCCGTTAGATTATCCCCACGGAGCATGTGACTTCTGTGGAGCTCCACCTCCGCCTTGCGTCAAGTCGGTAATGGGGTCTTTCAGCTCCAAGAATGTTTCCAGATTTACCGCTGATTCATCAGAGATGCGAAGCTCTGTGAGGTTGTGATACGTCTTGCCGTCCTTGGTGCTTGTATTGCTGATTGCTGCAATTACGATACGTGCATCACCTCTTTCGCCTTTTGGCTTGATGGAGACGACGTTATCGAGATTGATGATTTCCGTGTCGTAGTTCTTGTTAAAGTTATTGAATACTGATAGTTTTACCCAACTCATTTCTAAACTCCTTTGATAAGATTCTTGGTTCTGGTACCCTGTCATACCAGATAAATATAAATATGTTTTTACAGGGGAAATCGTAGATTCTGTCGCGTTCTTTTGGGGGAGGTACCGTGTTTGATTTGGTTTGTATAAATAAGACTGTTTCGTCTTTGACTGCTATGTGATCAAACCTATCAAAGAAGTCATCTCCTCCTCTGGCTGTACGGCGCGTAGAATGGACGAGGTACCCTAATTCCTCAAGGTACCTCTCCGTCTTCATTTCACTCCGCTTGCCTTTCGCCGACGTGTTCATTAGTTTTTCCGATCTCTAAGATCTTTGTTTGCTGCAAACTGTGGACTGGTAAGGATTGTCTCTGCTGCACCAAGCAGACTTCGCAGTACCATGTCGTGCTGCAAAGCTGCATTGAGGAATAGATTGCAGCAGTCAGACTCGCTTGACTCTATCGAGCAAACGAAGTCACCCTGCACTGTACCGCTCTCCACCTTCTTACTCTCTTCGCTCTTTGTGAGGCTAATGAGTATGTGAGGGCTGTCTTCTGTTTTTCCAGCAAAGTGACCACGTACAGCATTGATTGCATTGCCGTATGCTTCGGTTATTGAATTTCCTGTCTCGAATGTGAGCGTCATGATGCTTGCCCCTTCAAGCCGTTGGCAGCGAGCATCATAGCCGCAAGCATAATTACCTGTCTGACATCATCTGACTGACTGGCGGCATTGCAAAGCGTGTTGGCTAGTCCACTGACCGAGCCATGGACTCCACAAGCAAGCTTGCCTTCTGTGCTGTCCGGCTCATTTGGGGTCCACGCGATGACAAGGGCTGAAACACCGGGTATTTTAGTTTCTCCGGGGAAGGCAGCTTGGAATGCATCTGCCAGTATTTTTGATGGATTTGTTTCTTCGTTCATTGTTGTAATATAATAGTTTTCCAAATTGTTAATTCATTAATTCTGGGTTGTCGAAATAGTTGCCTATGACTTCCTCGTATCCGCAACCGGAGAGCTTGATACTATAGCTTTCAATCTCTCCATCACTCCATTGCTCAACAGCGTCTCCGTCTTTGTCGTAAAGTATCGCTTCGCCTCCGGCAAATCCAACTCTGTATGGCTTCAAGAAGTCAGGCTTACTTTCGTAATCCCACTCATAATCATACTTATCAGCTTTTGTGCAGGTGAGGAGTATATCGCCTTCATAGATGTACTCTCTTGACTTTGCACTGTCTTCTTCGTTATAGAACCGGAACTCAATAAGCTGACCGACAGATTCAAGGTGGACTTTATGCCTTTCTCCGCTCCATGTAACGATGAATGTATCTGTGGTGGCAAGAGTAGGCAATACTAAATTGCCTACAATCCACGAATCAGTATCTATTCTTTTCCCTCTAAATTCTATTCTTCTCATGGTACCTCTTATCCGAATATTTCAAGAGTTCTACGTTCAAGAGCTAGCAGGTACGAAGGTGGTACCGAATAGTTCTGTGGATAGGTTGTGATATTTGTCACAGCCATAAACACGGCAAACGGACC